AGGGAACAACCCTCACAGAAAAATTGGCGAGTACTGCTCGCCTCAGAATCTCACAGCCACAATGGGAGCACCCATGAAGCCACGATACGTCAAATCCTCACCACCACCAAGATAGAAGGTCACCTACGTCTACAACGCAGCGGCATCCTAACTAGATTGCCACCTACACGCCCAACCAAAGCCAGCGCCGTTCAAATTTGTAGAATTATACGGTTCTATGCAATTGGTGACGGTGGCTTGCCGAGTTTCACGCATGGCCGCACCCGCCCTCCAAGGCAGCCGAAGGCCGCACAGCTCTGTGGCACCTTTAAAAAACGACAAGCCAGCAATCCCGTCAAAGCTACTTATCATCTGATAAGCAAGCCCAATTATGCCATCGTACGCTGTGAGGCCTGGGGCACTGGCTGCAGGCGCGCTAGATCCCGTAAGAACACTGGCGGCTGTTTCATAGCTGGTCTAAAACATAGCCTGCTCGACAACCGTCTCTTATGTGACACCTTCAATCATCGCCCTGCACACAGTACTGCCGGAAACCCCCTAATACGCAAGGGAGCTCAAGTCCACAGTTGTTGGAACGTAGTAGAGAGCGCCTGTTGGAACATTTGCAATGCCGGCACCACCCCACCCAAACCGTGGCAAGATGATGGAATTGAGACCCCACGCAGTGCTATTGGCCGCACGTAACAATGGAAAGGTGACCCAAAAGTTAGCACTAGACAAAGCTTGGCGAAGGTGAACGATTGGAGAACCCTAAACATTTAGGGCATCAGTGGTTGCACCAACTTCCGGACCACTTGTGTAAGAGTACTCATAGCGCATATCGATATTTGGGCCGTAGAACTCTAAGGACTCCCAAGTAAAGAAGAGCTTAACCCCAACGCCAGTGGTGGCCTGGTTTGAAGTGAACAATGTGTCCGCCACAACATAAACAAAGCCATTACAAAACTATCGAATGCCAGTTGGTTCCGTCAAAGTAGAATACGTGGTGGTGGGGAAGGAATGACTCACGTTCGGATTTAACAAGAGCGTGCGATCAGCAACAGCCCAAGGGACTCTAATGCTGCATTCACGCTCACCAGCCCCAATGTCAACCATACATGAGGGGAAACTAGTGGTGGACAATGCCCCAGTCGAGGCAACGTCACTCGGTGACCAAACCAAAATCAAACGCCCTCCATCCTGTGCTCCCGCAAAAACTTACATTGTGACCTTGACAACACCGCGCCACCTTTCACAGTGAATGCCAATGACCATCGGGGCCTACATCGCGTAAAAGCCAGAGCTTGCCAGACCATTGTCAATTGTGGCCGGGGAGACAGGAACACACATTATACCAGTCCCTATAGAGGTGCTAGTTGTGTACTCATTAGATGTATCAGATCCCCCAACCTAACTAACTCGACTGCACAAGTACGGAAGAGACATTTCGTCGTCTTCTGGCCACCCCGCCACCGGTCCGGCCCTTGACGAAGCCCCAGGATCAAAATCCGCAGTAAACACACCCTATATAGGACCAACCCCAGTGGTCATGTCAGAATTGGGTGCACTCGCAATGACTGAGGCGGCACCTTGGTACGCGGCGCGACCAAGCCCAAGCAAGACTGCCAGTGGTCCAATTGCCTCCACGACACTAGCCGCCTTCATTGCCATGCTCTTGACCTGGGTAAACCCATCGCCAAAAAACCGGTCTTGAACCGGTCGACGAGCTGCCAATTAATTGGGCTATTCCTATTTGGATGTGACCGTGTAAGCGTACTGATTGATCGGAACCGTAAGGACAAAGCCCGGAGACATCCAACACCTAATGACCACGTCAACAGACGGGGCAGTAGCCAAGGAACCGTGCGTAAGGGGGGCCAACAGCGCAGACCAATACAAAGGGGCATCGAGGTTTGTCGAGGTGGTCGTAACATCCAATGGCCCATACATAGAGCCAACACCACACTACAAAAGAGTGTTAGTAACACCACTAAGGTGGATTATTTCACCACCAGCCTGCAACATTTAATTCGCACAGAACGAAGTTGCGCCCACTCTATACCCGACATTCCGCTTCACAACGGCCACCAAAGCTCCTCTGTGTTGTGGTGAGGCAGCTATCGACACTAGCACATTGAAAACACCCGACACAAATTGTTGATTTGCCATTTTGCGTGCAACCAAACTAGCCGCAGCCCAAGAATTGAACACACTGGTACTCTTGAAAATACCAGAGGTCCCATTGTTTGTGGAAGACGACGTTATGGTATGTGTCTCAGTGACAAATGGTCTACATAAAACATCCACCATATTGCCCAAGTCAGGGCGCGGCAACCTCCCAACGACCTCAGGCACCGTCGTCAAAGCCTGTGATGAAATCTCGGCTGTCGCAACCTAAACTGTATCGACAGGAGGCGCAGACTGATCCACGCTGGAAGTAAGTTCAACCTCCCAAGCATCCACGCGCTAAGGCCCCTCGAGGCTCCACTAGCCGCCACTGTCCCAAGTACAAAGCTTGCCGCCCTTCCAAGTGGCAGCAAGCTCGTCAACACTTGGAAGCTTTGGAGGAAAGAAATCCCCACCCGGCAATGGTACCGGGACAAGCATGTTGACAAATTCGACGGCCTCTTGCTCGGAGTGCAAAAACAGTTCATGGTACACATTGTGTACCATGGATGTCAACTAATCACACACACGAACATGCGCTGACGGCGCAAAGAGCCACAAACACCGCAACACGCGTTTTCGCTCAAGCGGCGCAGACCAACCCCCATCTCGCGGGAGCCAACAGCGTTGCAAAAATCGAACGTCAGCCCTAGTCTTGTAAAACTTAGAGAAATCACGAGTCTTGTCAGCGTTGGTATATACATGACCAACTAGCGACAACAATTCACAAAGGCCCTCAGGCACAAACAAGTCACGACATTGAGGACTCACGCCCCCAATGTGATCATCGCCCAAGCATACAAGGGCAACATGTGCACGAAACGACATGCGCACAAGTATGTGAAAGCAAATACAAATGTGCAACCAAGTAAGAACTCCTTGAATCAAGTCAGTAGACATGACACCGGAGAGCATGGTGGTCCACAACCAAACGGCAAACCCATCGACGCGAAGCACACAATGAGGGTACATCTAAACAAGGCGCCGCATAAGCACCGCGTCCTCTCCAGGCCAACCCATTCGGGTCACCACAGAAAAGAACACGGGCGCAGCACCCTTGTTGAAACAATGTTGGGACTGGCGCGCATCATACGCGTCAAAGTCCCCCTCAAAACGCATTCCGTCCGATGCGACCTCCTCAAGAAACGAATCAAGGTCACCCCATTCACGTGGGTTGCCAGCATTCACTCCGATAGCCTACCCGGTAATTCGAGGCCCTAAAGCAGCCATAACAGCTGCAACCGGAGCAAAGAACATGCGCTAAACTATAAGCGCATCAAACGGGTACGGATTGAAATGACGCGTCTACCCCTCCACAACCTTGCTGATCGGGCGCAACTCATTCTTGAGTGCACTATCAACAACGGGGAGCTCCCACTCCCCAGAGCGCAACATTTGAATGCGGCGCTCGACCATGGATAACAGCTCAGGCTTGAGCTGTTTGTTTTCAACGTCGACCCAATCGCGTTTGAGACCACCAAGTGAGCTCGCACGTCCAAGATCCAATGGAGAAATGCCCTCGCAGCCAAAAACGGCTTGCGCAGGCGTCAAAGGACCCTTAAACTTGCACCGCAAATCCTCTGGGAACGCAGACAAATACTCTGCAACTGCCCCCTCCCACCAATGGTCCGGAAACTCTGCTCTACCAGGTGGTCTAAACTTGTCACCCGGAGGATCCACCCACCTATCACTGTGGGTCAAAAAAGCTCGAGTACCAGGAACAGCATACTTGCCTTCAACGACTTGTCTCACATAGTCCTGCAACGGGCCAGCAGTCTCCGTGAGCGGGTTGCGAGCCCACTTGAATTTGTAAGAAGCACGCTAGCGAAAAGAGCCAAGACCAGTGATCTCCGGCTCATATGTGAGCTAACGCGTCCAAGAGCGCAAGTGCCCCGGCTCGCCTGAGACTGCTGAATCTGGAATTAGAACAGAAGTCGTTGAAATCAACGGCTCAAGCTTCTTCATGACCTCCTCAACGTGAACACGCTAGGCAATTTCAAGAATAGCCTAACCTGTGGCGATGTGATTGCCCACGGTGAGGCCAGCCCAAGCAGACCCACCTGCACACGACATTATCGCCACCGCACCGCTGGCACCCAAGTGAGAATGCCAAGCGAGGCGCACCACAAGTCCATCATACGTGGTGTCTCCAGCTGTACGAACAGCATCATGGCAAGGCGTAGTAGTGTGTGTTTTCGTATGCACAACGCTCTACAAGTCCTCTGATAGGTGATAAACGTCCACGACTGTCCCAACAGGAACATCCAAGGGCGTAACACGCTCAAAGAGACGCTTCCATGTGGGAGAGTATGGCCGCGTGCTGAGACCTATGACCACAAGGTCCTAATTATTAACTCTGAACGCCGTTTTACCAAGGGTAACAAAATGTTCACGCTGCGATATACCCCTGTCGGAGTCACGCACCGGCACAAACTAGACAATCATAGTTTCAGAAATGACACCCTCGTGAAGAAACAAGTGAAAGGGCAACAAAAACGCCCCACCACCCAATGGAAAACCGCAAATTGTGCCCGAAACAGAGCCCGGCCTTGTATAACGAAACTTGACCAAGCCTTCAGCCATGACCTTGGACAAGGCCTACGTGCCCTAGGCACCCTTCACAGTGTGCAAAAGGCCTGGTTTAGCCGCGCCCAACATGACGCGGCCTGCCAAATGCTCTGCAAGAGAGAATGGCTAACGCCCCTCTCTCTCTTTTTACAAAGCCAACCGCAAATGCTCTTACCACGCGGTTGGATGTTGTGAAATAAGAAGCATGGCGTCGTCCTTCGACATGGTTTTCTTTTCAGGACCACCCAGGACTGCCACGCCCATTTCTTCTTCCAACGTCAATTCACAAACACGGGTATCTTCATCTGCACGATGCACGATTTCAGGACCCACTGACGTGGGAGGCATGAGTCCAAGCTCCTACAACTTCACCCTAGTGGTTTTTTCCTCC